CTTTTTTAAGTAAGCAGCGAACCAATTCTCTGCCTTGCGGACTAACTGCTTATTTCTTGGCAGTTTCCAGGTAATCTGTTGGCAATCGTAGTAGGTGTCGATTACTGTCTTGACAATGGCAACCATTGCATTGTCTGCCATCTTCCTGCGGAGGAATTCTTCTGTCAGTGCGATTCTCTGACGCATCAGATGATCATAAGTTAGCAGGATGTAATCTTCTGCGTTATCCTTTCTGACTACACTATTATCATTCCACTTCCACAGGTAAAATGGCGTTTTGATTCCTGCTATCCGGTCTTCCGTTGTGACAGCCTGAGCCATCATGTTGAAGAATACATCCTCATGAATTGTCAGCTTTTCATGAAACCGGATGCCATTGTCAATCAGGTACTGCCGTCTGTGTGCCTTGCCATGAATGAATACCCAATCACGGTCATGGTTCACTAAACGGATCTTACCTTCTGCGTCCTTTGTTTCTTCTGTGAAATTGCTCCACAGTGTGTCATACTTCTCTTCAGCCATCGCACAGAAGATCAGATACAGGCCGAAGATGTTTGAGAAGCAGTCATCAAAGTCGCAGAACATCACCCAATCGGCAGTGGATGCGTCAAGACCGGCGTTTCTCGCTTTGCTAACCCCACCCTTTGGAATACTCATTTGGTGTACTTTAAATGGGTATTCCTCAAACAGTTCGGGTTGCAGTTCGTTACCTTCGCCGTCATTGACAAGGATGACACCTACATTGCTGAAATCGACCTCCCTTTGCATGGCAATCGAATCAAACAGTGTTTTCCCAAGGCCGACCCACGGTTCCTTATAGTGCGTGACAATAATGTCAAGACTGCCCACGCCACACCTCCTACACTTCCAACGTGACATAGCATCGGCATCCGCAATCGAGTTCCGGTACACCGAACCCACCAGGATACAGTGTGTGATCGCCGGTATAAGTGTAGAACTCATCATTAAGTCCAACCTTCATACCTTCCATGTACGCATGGGGATCCCGGACACGATTGTCTGCCATCGTATGCCAACGTTTGCTGATTCCTGCTTTCCCACTTGCCACTGCCGCACCAAAGACTCCTGCGTTGTAGTCCCTGTGTGCTTCAGTATCGATCAATCGGATGATGTCTTCCGGTGTAGTATCAGCAGTAATCCTGCCCCGGAAGGTCTTGCCACCAATCACCTGGTTGACCGTTTTATCATCAAGACCGTCCACGAATGGGACGATTCCAATGATCTGTTCAGCGTCATGCCACCCGTACAGGTAAATCAGGCATAACACATAGTCCAGATAATCGCAGAACCTGTCTCTCGACTTTTTGTCCTGCTTTCGGCTGAAGAATGATGCCGCATACTCACGAATGAGATTCAGCTCATCCCACTGCATCAGGTTGCTCATCTGCTTTCACCCTCTGCACTTTCATCTCAGCTTCAGCCTTTGCTTCCCTATCTTTCAGCCATTCCATCCCAAGCCTGTACGCATCCTCTGTATCGATGAACAGACCGGAAGCTTCGTATGCGGACTTCGGATGGATCTTGTCATTACCAAGCATGGTTACCAGTGTCTGACTCTTACTCAGGATGTTCTCATAGTTTCTCCGGGTGAACTTGATTTCAATATCTGCCGCATCGAAACTGAAATCAGCCAATCCATCGCAGAGAACAGACACAACTCGGAGCATTTCTGTCTCCGGTTCATGGAACATGGCTTCAAACTCTTCTGCCCTGGTTTCTGCACCTTGCCAACCGTTCTTCAGAACAACCGCACCATTGTTGCTACTGTCAGAACTGTTGCCATCGCTTTGAGACGGCATACCGACAATCTGAAGGACAGTATTGTACATATCGTCTTTCAGTGTCTGGTTCTGCGTCTGATTGAGTTCCTCAGACAGAATCTTGACATCTGCTTTGGAATCTCCGACAGTCTTGAGCAGAATCATCCCTGCTGCCCGGATATCGTCTGCTGTGGTTCCGTCTTCGATTTGGCAGTTATACAGAACCATCAGGCTCTGCACAAAAGCTTCCACGGCTTCATTTCGCATACAATCAAAGTCCGAAATCGCATCCAACAGACTGAGAACAATCTCAAAGCACCCAAGCATCGCACTGTTTGCCCGGTACTCGATAATCGGGATCAGGCCGAAACTGTTCCTTGTACTGGTAACCGCATTGCTGCCCTTGATGATCGTGTAAACAGAATCATCAGTATAGGCAGTGAATGTTGTCTGCCCGTTATCGTCTGTCACATAATTAACAGCTACCATGACTTTCTGCGAATAGTCATTTGCACGGATAACGAACGTGTTGCGAGGATCAAGTGTGTACAGGTTGAACGGAGATTTGACGATTCTGTTTGTCTCCTGTACAACATATCGATACCCGACACCGCAGATCATGCACCACTCTATCAGTGTCTTGTCTTTGGTATGCTTCCCGATCACACGCATTGTGTCATTCAGCCGTGCAATATTGGCAGAAACATCATCACCGGAAACAGAAGCAATATACTGAATCGGTTTCCCGACCAGATACCCGGTCTTGAAGGAAACAATTTCGTTTGCTCTGTTCTCAATAACGTGTTTGACAAGCTCACTTCTCACTTCCCTTGTGCGGTAAAGTGCCGGTTGCTTGCCCTTGTAGTAGTTCCACAGGTAATCAATCTCGCCCCGGTTCATCAGATGCGTGTTGTATGCCTGTTCGACTACTTTCGCCACGTTCTCGGCAGTGATAACGGACTCGGAAGTGTAAATAGCCCGTCTGCCAAACATAACTTTGTTGGCAACCACCGGAGGAACCAGAACCCCCTGAGTGTTGTTCTCAGACATTTACATCCCCCTTTTCGACAAAAAAACGCAAAATCACGATAAATAATCGCAATAATGCGTTCTTATACCTCCCTCATAGGGCAGGAATGTGGCAATCCCTGCCCCGGAAGCAGGAGGTGTTGGGAACCTTGGACGTTCCTCGTTAAAACATATATACAAAATTAAAACAAAAGTCAATAGATTTTGATCACTTTTGCACTAATGATATTAGTTACAGGCAATAAATGACCACTTTTGCCATGTAACAGACAGTCAGAAGAGCCTTTTCATGATTTTTACCTCATTGCCACCAAACAGAGCCATGTTGATAGCCATTGCAAGGCTGTCCGGTGCATCATCATGCTTGTTTTTTCCAGATATGGAAAAACTATAGACATTCTGCATGAACATTTCGTATTCTTTCGACCTGTGTCCTTCTTCCAGGAAGATCATGTGTTCCCGGATGTCCGGGGCTTTGTCGAAAATCCGCTGAAGCTTGCCGTTGCCGGTATAGTGTTTTGTTGTTTTCTCGACATTCACACGATGGTTTCTGCTTTTCAGTTCATCATCAATGCCGTCAGCGTATTCTGCGGTCATTTTCGTTGCTTCAACCCGGATAGCTGCAATATTGTGTTTGATAGCAGTATCAACAATATGCGGCTGCGTATACTTTTTGTCCCGGCTATCGTACACAACGTCTGCTACGAAGATATCTGTGCCAAACTGATAGCAGACAGGAGCGGCAACAAAGTCACCTCCACCCCATGCCGGGTCTACTGCCATAAAGATACGGTCAGGATCACCATCTGGCAGTACGCCATTATAGAATCTCAGATCTTCCGGGGAGAATACTGCACCGTCACGTTCTATCGGTTCACCCTGGTATTGAGCATACCATGATGCCATATCATTGTTCCGTTCAAAGGATGCCCGTCTCTGTTGGTATGCTTCTGTACTGAATCCGGTATCGAACGCATAATCGAAGTTAGACTCATCGTTCTCATCCAAAGCAGGAACATTGATCTGCTTCCACCGGATGGATGCGAACTTAGGCTCGTTCTGTAGCAGTTCAACCCTCATCCCCTGTGGGTCTACAAGTGACCATCTTGTACCAATCCACAGGTGCTTGGCTGTTTCCTTACCACGAGGCAGATAGTTGTTCTCGACTTTCGACCATGCACCGGCAAGGCGATCCTTATTCATGGCCTCCTCAATCCCGGAAATCAGATCATCTGCTATCTCATAACCGTTACAGTCGCAAGCACCGTTCAATGTGCCGTAAAGTGACCGTCCTGTGAACGAGGCATACCGCTTTTCCCGGTTAATGTTAAGCAGTAAATCCTTCGCATTAGTGGAAACCACTCTGGATTCCGGGAAAACATCACGCCACAGGTAGGTCACGGGATCCCCTAAGATCTCAAGCAGACCCTTGTAGAACACCGTTACAACACTGTCCGTGTAGGAGCAGTAAAGATTAGACCGCTCACTGTCCCGTAGGATGATCCACAGTACAAAGAACAGTACCAATGTGGTCTTGCCTACCCTGGGAGGCATGGACAGAAACAGTTCATCCAATTGCCCGTCTTCCAGGCTCTGAAGGGCATCTGATACCGGCTTTAGCTTCTTTCTCCTCGGAAGCCAGTACTGCTGCTCTACAGGCCGGTTCCATTCAATGTACACC